TGAATTGATTTTTAGATAAATAGATGGCGGTAGCCAAAGTTTTGGTTAGTACACGGGGTGTACAGCATAGGGCATCACACTCTCACATTTAAAAATTTTTATTATATTTGCCTAACTAACTAAAACATATAAATATTATGGCGTATTCAAAAGTAAAAGTAAAGACGAAACCAAAGCCTAAACCAAAAAGGCCAAAGTACTAGAGTAAAAAAATAAAATTAGATGCAGTGGAAATATTTAAAGAGACACCTTACGGTGATGTACATGTAGATGAGTTTGGAGAGCTCACCTTAGACTTTCACACTTTATACTTTGAGGATTTTAGCCCTATGATTGGTGTAGATACTGAAATAGATAAGTGGTTAATAGACAATGATTACATTATAAAAGATAGGAATATATGTGTTCACGAGCCTGACGTTAATACTATTAATTACGTATACTATAACGAAGAGACTGGTGATTACGATGAGGTTGATGTTCCTTTAGATTGTGAGGATACTTTAATTACTTACGTACTTTCTTATAAATTAGAAAAAAGATAATGTATTTACTAAAGATTAGTAAGAAGGGTGAGAATCTTATAGACGAAGACAATGGAGTTTTAGGGATTCCTGAGTTCCAAAAGATCTTAAAGGAAAAGAAGTTAGGGCAGAAGGCTATGAAGTTTATAGCTCTAAGCCAAGACTATGATTCTCCTTATAGATACTTAAATGAGAAGGATAGGAATAGGCAAATTGCTTCTGACATATTTGGGAAGCCCGATTGGGCTGACAATAAACATCCTTTAATTAAGGCTGGCATAGAGAAGTATCGTAAACTACAGAGAGATCCGTTAGACGATCAATTAGAAGCTTTTAATAGGAAGATAGATCAATACACTACCCTTATTAATGACTGGCACTTAGATGAAGAAACTGCTGAGAACCTACAGAAAGTAATGATAGGTATAGAAAAGTTACTAGGCACTAGAACTGTTTTGCTAGAAGCTATTGAACGTAGAGGAGAAAGAAAAGTAATTAGCGGTGAACAAACTCTGAGTTTTTTAGAGGATAGAGCTGTTAGATTAAAAGACGCTTAATGGCTAAGAAAACGTTTGACGTACAAGCTTATAGACCGATCCCTAATCATGGGCATCCAAAGCTAGATCAAAGCAGTTTAATATACCAAGACTACTGGGAGGAGGAAATGAACCGATGTATTAATGGTTATAAACCTATTGGTGGAGATTGGATTCCTGGCAACTACTACTGGTACTTAAACTATTACATGATACTTGGTAATGACGGTAGCAACGGAAACCGTAAAACTCTAATATACCCTTGGTATAGGGATATGGATAAAGAATACTTTATGCTCTTTGATACTTGCCGTAAGGAAGGTAAGGGTATGATTGTTATTAAGGCTAGGGATAAAGGGTTTAGTTATATGAACTCTGGATTAGTAGGTCATGAATTTACATTCTTTCCGCATTCCGAGGTCGGAATTGCGGCTGGACTCGGTGTTACAGCTAACTCATTTTTTGAGAAAACAAAAAAAGGGCTGATGAATCAGCATCCTAACTTTAGGCACGGTTGGTTAAAAGATACCAAAGACGTGTTAAGGGCTGGCTATAGACAGAAGAACGCTGAGGGTAGATGGGAAATAAGTGGTTATCAGTCTGTTATACATTGTAGGACAATGGATGATCCAGAAGTTTACAAGGGTGAGCGTTTGTCTATAATGATATTTGAAGAAGCGGGGGAATTTAAGAGGTTGAAGAATGCTTACATGTCTTCTAGGGCTTGCTTTATGGATGGAGCTTTACAATATGGAGTGCCTATTGTTGGTGGTACAGGTGGTGATATAGATGCTGCCTCTGCTGACTTTATGGATATGTATTACAATCCTGACGCATTTAATCTTATACCAATGTTTATACCTGCGTCTAGAGCCTTACACGGATTCTTTAGCCCCAACACTGGTGTAGATGACGAGAAAAAAGCTTACGAATATATAGAAGCAGAAAGAACAAAAATACTAGAAGGTGGTGGAGACAGTAAGGCATACAACTTGCACTTACAAAACTACCCTCTTACAATACAAGAAGCGTTCTTAAAAACAAAAGGATCTAGATTTGATATAGCATTGCTTAACCAACAGAGAGGTAGGGTGCAAGAACTAGCTGATCCTGAGCAACATATAAGTACTGGTAATATAGACTGGGTTATTGATGAGAATGGTTTAACTAACGAGGTTAAATTTACACCACATCCTTTTGGTCCTTACAAGATATTGCACGAGCCACAAACCCACATGTCTGGATTAGATATAGGTGGTATTGATTCATACGATCAAGATCAGGCAGGTGCAGCACCTTCATTGGGTTGTGCTATGATATTTAGAAGGATAGCAGATACTAATCAACCATATAGGCTACCTGTAGCTGAATATACTGATAGACCTGAAACGGCTGACATGTTTTTTGAAGGATGCCTAAAGTTGGCTGTATATTACAACGCACAAATGCTAGTAGAATACACTAAAATTGGTATACTAGATTACTTCCTTAGAAATAAGGCCCAAAAGTATTTAAAAACAAAACCTAGGTCAGCTCATTCTCCTGGAACTAAGACTAGAAACAACTACGGTGTTCACATGAACAAGCAAGTTAAGAGTTATATGGAATCATTAATGTATGATTACATAAAAGAAAGAGGTGATGAAATATGGTTTATAGACCTGTTAAATGAGCTCTGTGACTGGGGTTCAAGAAATACCGATAGAGCTGTTGCATTTGGCTTGTGTCTTATACATGAAAATGATAACTTTGCAATTGAAGTAAAAAACAAAGAAGAGGACTCTATAAAAGAGAGTGGATTTATATATTACAAATACGATAGTAACGGAATACCTGTTAAACACATAAGATAATGAAGAATTACCCTAGTCAATTAATACCTGATTCTAAAAAAGATGTAAAATGGTGCGAGCAAATGCTTGACGCTATAGTTAATCATACAGATCATGTAAGTAGTCCAGAAAACAGGAATCGAATAAAAGATGTTAGAAACTACGATATATATAATGGCGAGTTTAATCGTGATGACTACAAGTATCTTACAGAGCAGTATGGTTACAATTACCCAGCTCGATTAGTAAACTATCCTATAGTACAGCCTAAAATAGATTTATTATTAGGTGAAGATTTGCACAGACCGCTTGATACTAAGGTAGTTACAGTTAATCAAGAAGCTATTAACAGAAAGGAAGACCATAAAGTTACTATGGTTATGAATAAGTTAATGGAAGAGGTTAAGGAAGAAATGAAGAACCTAGGCATGGATGTTAAAACTGAAGGTCAGGAAATTCCTGTACCAGACGATATAGATACATTTATGCGATACAACTATAGAGAATCTATAGAAGAATCTATACAAGATGGGTTAGAATTTTTAACTAACAAATATAAAATTAAAAATAAATTTAAAGAAGGTTTTAGAGATTTACTAATAACTGGAAAGGAATGTTATCGTGTAGAAATTAAAGATGGAGATCCACAAACTAGAAGAGTAGACCCAAGATCTATTGCTTATGATTTATCTAGCGAAACAGACGACTTAGGAGAGGCTAATTGGATTACTGAAGAAAGATGGCTATGTACTAGCGATATTATTGATGAGTTTGGTGAACAGCTTGATGAAAAGCAAATAAACCTAATAGAGTCAATGTCTCAGCAAAATAAATCTGATATTCAATCAGATCACAAAAGCTGGTACATGAATGGTGATGCTGGAGAATTAAGAATTAAAGTTGTTCACGCAGAATGGAGATCGTTAAGAAAAATACAATACAAAATAAGTCCTAATAAACATGATGATGATAAGCCGTTTAGAAAAATGGTTTCTGATAAATACAAAAAAAGAAAAGGCGAAAAAGTTCGTAAAGTTGTTGTTGATGACATTTGGCAAGCTACAAAGATTGGCGGTTCAATTATGGTTAACGCTCAACGAGTTCCTAATCAAATACGTTCTATAGACGATCCTAGTGCTGCAAATTTAAGCTACGTAGGTTGTATTAGAAATCACACTACAGGTAGTTCTGTATCTATGGTTGACTTGCTTAAAAACGTTCAAATGCTATACAACATAACTATGTATCATATAGAGTTATGTATGGCTAGGTCTGGTGGTAAGGCAGTTGTTTACGATGTTGCTCAAATGCCAGCAAACCTTGGAATGAACATGCAAGATATAATGTATCATATTAAAAATGATGGTATTATACCTATAAACTCTAAAGATGAAGGCCTTCAGGCTCAGAGCTTTAATCAGTTTCAGCAAATTGACTTTACATTATCAAACTCTGTACAGCAGCTTATAAACCTTAAGGGTATGTTAGAAGATATGGCTGGTCAAGTTTCTGGTGTGACTAGACAGCGTGAAGGTCAAGTAGAGCAATACGAACAGGTAGGAAATGCAAAAAGAGCTGTAGTACAATCTGCTACAATCACTCGTTCTTGGTTCTGGTCACATGATTCAGTTAAGCAAGACGTATTAATGCGTTGTGCTAACTTAATGAAAGTTTGTTGGGCTGAAGGTAAAAAAACAGCAACAGTATTTGGAGATGGAACTTATAAATTTATTTCTATACTACCTGACGTAGCACTAAATGACTACGGTGTATTCTTAGGTGATGGAGGTAAAGATGAAGAGATGAAAGCTGCTGTTACTCAGCTAGCACAATCAGCATTACAGTCTGGTCAAATAGATATGTTAGATGTAATTAGAATATACAAGTCAGATACAATGACTGAGGCAGAACATATACTTGAAAGAGGATTAGAGGCTGCTAAAGAAATTCAAGCTCAACAGCAACAAGGAATGCAAGAGCAAGCTCAAGCAGAAGCAGAAGCTAAAGCTCAAGAGCAACAGATACAAGTTGAAATGAATCAACTAGATAACGATACTAGAATTAAGGTTGCTGAAATACAGCATCAATCTAAATTAGAAACTGCAGAAATATTGTCTGATGACGCTTACGGAACTAAGCGTGCAGACGCTGCATTAAATCAAATGGAAGGACAATTAAAAGGTCAAATTAAAAATTAATTAGATTATGTTATAAAGTTTTAGTAATTTTGCAAAAAGAAGAGAACAATGGAACAAAAAGAGACACTTAGCGAAGAGGTTAAAGAATTTAACCCTGATGCCTTTGCTGGACTTGATGCTTTAGTAGAAAAAGTAAGTCAATCTAAGGAAAGCGAATCTAAAGAAGACGAACCTTCAGCCTTAATGGATGAAAGTGATGAAGCACAAGCAGCTACCGCTGAAACTGAAGAGGATGATGATTCTGATTTTGATTGGAGTTCTGAAGAAGAAGAAGAAGAAGAGGCTAAAGTAGAAGAAGAGATAGAGGATGATTGGGATTCACAAAACAAACCAGAAGACGAAGAGGAAGAGGAACCCGCTAAAGATGAAGGAGTTAACTGGGATGAAGTCGCAGAGCAACTAGGTTTAGAGGGGTCTTCTAAAGAAGATATTGTTAAGGCATTAAATTCAAAAAATGAACCTGAAGTAAAAAACGATACAACTACTAAATACGAAGGATACCTTCAGTTAACTGATAGAGAGTTGCTGGGAGCTGACATGAAAGCTACAGGTATGGATGAGTATGATGTTGATGATTCTTTAGATAGAATGGAGGACTCTGGAATGCTTAAGCACGAAGCTCTTAAAATTAGAAAGCAATTAAGAAATGCTATCCGAACAGAGAAGCAATCTGTAAAGAAAAAGAAAGACTCTGAAGATGTAGAAAAAACCCAATCACAAGACCAGGCAAGAAAAGATTTGCAGGTTGAGTTAAAAGGTTTTAAAAATTATCTTGGAGGTAAGGTAACAGTAGAACAAAGAAAAGATCTGTATAAATATATAACAACTGGTAATTTCAACGAGGACATATATAAGTCTCATGCCAATGTTGCGGAGGCAGCGTTCTTGTGGAAAAACAGAAGTCAATTACAGAAAATGTTGAAGTCGCAAGGCTTTGAAGATGGTAAGGGGAGTGTCTTAGACAATCTTTCAAACCGAGGAGGTAGAGGAAATAGTAAGCCTAAAAGAAATACAGGCTCTGGATTCGATGCTTCTGCATTTATGGGAGAATAATTTTATAAGCGTCAAGGTTACGTTTTAAAAGTATAATTAAGTAAATGCAATTTTAAATTATTATTAAATTTTTAAATTGTAGAAAATGAAAACAAACACTGGTTCGTTTGGTGTAGATACTCAAGCATCAAACTCGTTGGTAGCCAACCTTTTAAAGTATCCTGAAATTGGAGCTACTTTAATTGAGCAGTACCCTCGTTACGCGCTTACATACTTGTTAGAAAAAACAGGTCGTCACGCTAACGTAAAAGTAATGGGAGACAAGTCTTTTGAATGGAAAGTCTTAGGTCGCTCAAATCGTGCAATTACTGCACACACAAGTTATAGTAAAGCAGCAGGTAACTCTGCTGTAGAAATTGTATTTATAGAGGCTGCGGCTGAAGGAGCTTTATTATCTGTTCATGATGTTGTTATTGATGCTGCTGGTAATGTAGGTCAAGTAACTCACGCTTTAGGTGTTAATGCAGTTGATGAAGTTGCTGGTAATAAACCAACAGCTGTAACAACAACTGCTTCAAGCTCTTCAAATGGTGGTTATGGTTATAAAATTAATTTCCCTAGTGGTCACGCAGCAATTACTGTTACTTCTGGTATTGGTGTAATTGGTACTGCATTTGGTGAAGGTTCTTTAGGTACTCAAGTATCTGAATATGTTACTTACCCAGATACTTATAAAAACT